TGAAGGTAATATGAACAATTATAACTTTATTAAAACTAATACACAAGCAAGTGGTTCTTGGTTAGATTTATTCGCTGGTAATACAGGTTCACAATTTGACTTAAGTATTGGTGGTGGTAGAAGTGTACTAGGTAGTACGATAGCCACGCTTAGGTTTGTTAATAATTATAATAATAATACAGGTATTTTATCAGTAAATGGTTATGGTCAAGCTACATGGAATAATAACTTTACTGTTGATGGTGTATTTACTGAATTATCTGATGTTAATAGTAAAGAAAATGTTATTGATATACAAAATGCATTAAATACAGTTACAAACTTACGTGGTGTTAAATATAACAAAATAGATACACCAAATAATATAGAAATTGGTTTCATAGCTCAAGAAGTAGAAGTACATGCTCCTGAACTTGTTGAAACTGACGGAAATGATAAAAAATCTGTTGCTTATGGTAGAACAACTGCATTACTGGTTGAAGCTTTAAAAGAACAACAAATAATAATCGATAATCTAACAGCTAGATTAGAAACATTAGAATCAAAACAAGGAATATAAAATGACTGCACAAGAATTTAATGATTGGCGAATTTTCCCTAGATTAGGTATGATATTTATGAGTATCATGCTTGTCTGGTTTAATTTCTGGTTTTTCGGAGTTCCGGTCACTGCACTTGCTGATTGGCATTTAGTTCAATATGCCGCGGTAATTTCTGCATATATTGGACTTTGGAGATTTTACTTTCAAACAGGTAACACCACTAACATTGGAAATGTAACACCCCCAAAATAAAATATAAATAAAATATAATTATTATTATAAAGAAAGGATAAAAATGGAAATTTTTGAACAATTTAGCTATGTTATCGACAGGGATTCATTATCAGCATTGAATTATAATACTGACTTTACATCTAATGTTGATAATATCGAAAATACTATTGTTGGTGACACTGTTCCTGACATGGCAACATTTATGGCTGACCCTATTGGAACTATGTATTTCAAAAATAGAACAGAAATGTATTTTAAAGAAGCTGCTCCATCAGGACAACTTGGTCAATTAACTAAATTAGGTATTAGCTCAAGTACATTAGATGGCTTGGATTCAACACAGTTTATTAGAAGTGATGTTGATGATATTGCTTATGGTAATATCATTTTTGATAGTGGTTTAAAAGTTGGTGATGGTACTGCATCTCATCCAAACGGTACACCTATTATTACTGCTAGCATTGATACATTAGGTAATATCAGCAATGATGGTAATATTACTACATTAGGTAATAATGATACTACAGGTAATATTACATCAGGTGGTATTATATCAAATGATAATGCTAGCATTGATACATTAGGTAATATCATTAACAATGGTAATATTACTACATTAGGTAATAATGATACTACAGGTAATATTACATCAGGTGGTATTATATCAAATGATAATGCTAGCATTGATACATTAGGTAATATCATTAACAATGGTAATATTACTACATTAGGTAATAATGATACTACAGGTAATATTACATCAGGTGGTATTATATCAAATGATAATGCTAGCATTGATACATTAGGTAATATCATTAACAATGGTAATATTACTACATTAGGTAATAATGATACTACAGGTAATATTACTGGTAATGTGTTAAACTCAACAACAACTTCTGGTGCACCCTTTACAGTACAAAGTGCAGCTTTAGTGACTAGTTTAAATGCTGACTTGTTAGATGGTAAACATGCTACTGCATTTGCTAATGCAACACATACACATCCTATGAGTGATGTTATTGATTTATCAGGAGCTTTAGCTGGCAAATCAGATACAGGACATACACATCCTATGAGTGATGTTATTGATTTATCAGGAACTTTAGCTGGCAAATCAGATACAGGACATACACATCCTTATGCACCATCAGTACACTCACATACTGCTGGTAGTACAGAAGGACAAATATCATATAATGATTTAACTGATTTACCTAGTGCACAAACAACAGGATTTGGTAGTGTTTCGAGTATAGATTTAACAAGCTTGCCAGGAGTTCCAGATAATACGCTGTTTGAATTCAGAAATGACCATTCAACAGTTCAATTTAGAATACCATCATTCACATTATCAGCAGCAGAAATTACGCTTGATGCGTGGTCTCTCGAATATAAAAGCATTACTGAGCGTTTAACGTTAGTATCACCAGTTTATACATTTGACACCAGTTTATATCCTAAAACCCTAGTTAAGGTAATCTTTAAGAGTTATCGCGATAGTTTTGTATCTCAATCACTTTTAATAACCATATTAACAACCGGCGTAATCGAATTCAGATATGCAATAACATCGGAAACTCATGGCGGAATACATGCAACTTGGGACCGTGATATGATTATCCCTGAATCAGGTGGTTCGTTTCCTATATTTAGAGATTGGATATAGAATATGAGTTATAAAACAGAAACAATATTAAAAAGAATTAATTCAGATAATTATGAAATTTATAAGAAATTCCAATATACAAATAAATACTATGACATAATCATAAAAAAGGGATTTATAACTGATGGAGCGACTATTCCTAGATTTGCATGGAGTATTGTTGGTTGTCCATTGAATGGTAATTATGTTGGGCCAAGTATAATTCATGACGCATTATATGCAACTAATTTATTATCAAGAAAAGAATCAGACCAACTATTTATTGATCTGTTAAAAGAGGCTGGTGTTGGTTATATTAAAAGAAAATTATTTTATAATGTATTAAGAGTTTTTGGATATACATTCTATAATAATAGTGATGAATATATTCAAGAACAGAAAAAATTCGTTACTATTAAGAAATTATCTTAATTTATTTAATTCCTTATTTAATGGGTCAATTTGTACAACAAGACTTATAATTTGTTATGTTATAAACCAGTAAGTAACACTGACATTATTTTTATTGTATAAAAACCGTCCAGTTTAATAATCATGTTTTATTCAACTACAATTATTTTATTATATGTTGTTTATGTATTTGATGTATTCAAACAACATGAACAACATGAACAACCACTTCAAATGCCGATTCTTTCACGTACTTCATTTTTAGTGTTCTAAAATAGAAAGGTTGTTAAGACATACAAACTAATTTTTTCATGTTTTCCTTTAATTAAATAAATCTTTAGTAATTTTGTCAAGATAGTCAGAAATTCTTTTAGAATTATTACGAGCATCTTCTGATGGAACTTCTTTAATTAATTCATCTGTTTTCTTGTCATAAAAGCGATATATAATATCACCATAATCATCTTTCTCTAATTTTAAGGATGTTTTAGTTTTATCTTCAGCCCAATCATCTTTTAATCTTTGATATGCTTCAAGACTAATATTTAATTCAGAACCTTCTGATTTTTTTAATTCTTTAGCCAGCAACTCTTTTGAAGCTTCAGGTTGCACATTCTGAATACTATTGGACAATCGTGAAATATCATTATTTTTCATTGATTCAATCATTTAAGTATTCCTTTATTTGTTAGATTTTATTATAACTAATAAAACCTAATATGTAAATAGTTGTTTTTTCGTATTTTAGACTAATTTTAGCCGAAAAGACTCAAATAAGAACGTGGTTGTTGATTAGATTTCGCTAACATTGAATAACCTAATTGCTGTAATGTTTCATTTTTAGCTAATTGTGCTGAAACTTTCGCCATATCAGCATCTTCGATACTTGACATTGATGATTCTAATGATTTGTTCATGTTAACTAAGTTTTCATTCGCATAATCTAATCGATTAGTTGTAGACCCAATAGATGACAAACCAGATGTTAATGTTGTGTTATCAATATCTAAATTATCCAAGAATGTTTGTGCACCTACTACAGTTGATATATCACCACCATTAATGTTCATACTGGCTAATGTAGCATCGTAGTTTGTAACAGCAATCTGATCATTAACAGTATTTCCAGAACCTACCTGTAAGGTTACAGAGGTCACAGAACCATCTAATAATTGTATTCCGTTATATGTAGTTGCTTTTGCAATACGATCCATTTCACCCATTAATGATTGTGCTTCAGTGTTATTTTTTGTTCTATCAGCGGCTGACATTGTACCATCGGCCGATGTTACCGCTAGTTCTTTTAAACGTTCCATCATTGTGTTTATAGTAGTCATTGCTTCTTCTTGTACTGCTAACAAATCTTTACCACGTGTAATGTTATTCATCGCTGATTCATTGCCCATGAAGGTTTTTTTCATTCCCATTAAGATTGCCATACCTGCAGCATCATCTGCAGCTCTGTTGATTTTTTTACCAGTTGTTGCTTGTTCCTGTAATGAGCCATATTCATTATTTAATTTATTCAATTGGTTGCCAGCAATAACTGAACCGATATTTGTGTTAATAGATAATGTCATTTTTATATCCTCTTTTAATTAATTTATTTTGTTTCTGTTTACAATTAATATATCGGCTTATTTCGTATTTTTATAATAAACATATTTACATAAATGTTTAATTGTGATATAATTATTTAAAATGGAGAGATATAAAATGAAATATAGATGTTATTTAGTTAGATTTGATTCTTTAAAGATGTTTTATTTTGGATTTAGTCGTGATGGAATCAAAAATGGAATAACAAAAAGACTAATAGAAAAGAATATATATTATACATATCGAGAGTATAAAACTTTTGATAATTATTACGAATGTCTTAATTATGTTCAAGAAAAAATAAAAATCTTATCTAAAATTAAAGACTATACAAGAATCAAAGACACTGACAAAAAAGAAAATAATAAAGGATATAATGTTTATTACGATAAAAATTTAGAACAAGTTCGTACTGAATACAAACCTGGTTTATTGACAAAAAACGAGTATTATAAATGTGTATCTAACATAATTGAATTCGTATGTATTATGAAATTACCAAAAGATTATTATAATAAGTTAATCTTTAATACAATGTTTTCAAGTAAAACAAGTGATAATAGAAGGAAAAGAAAACATATATTAAATGCTCCAAAAGATGTACAAGAATTATATATTGATATAAAATTCACGAATAATGACTACATGTTTATAAAAGAATTCATTGTTTTTAATAAATGTACTTTACAAGACTTATCTAAAGCTAGTTCAAACCGTTTAATGTCCATTGCAAAAAATATTGGGTACTATAAAAAATATACATTTGTGATTGAATATTTGACTAAATTGTATTTGGACAAAGATGAATATAATATAGTTAATTTATTTTTATTACATCATAATATGACTAAAGTTGGTAAATTAACTAACAAAAGTAAAGGTAGAATTTCACAGATTATTAAACAAATGAACAAAAATATAAATGTAAATCAACCAAAGTTTTATGTTAATCGAGAAATACAACATTATTTTATACAGGATAAATTTTATCATATTGACACGAAAAATTTTAAGGGATTAATATGTTTGGATTTATAATATACAAAAAGGAGAATTATGAAAGATTTTATTGATTATGGAAAACTGAGGAATTAAGTGCAACATTAATGGATATACCACGTTGGAAGAATGTACTGAAATTTAATGAAGAAGTCGGAGAAGTTAATCGAGAATTTTTATAATTTATTAATTCTGTAAATGCATCTAAATCTGCGGAATGAACAATAGAAACATTTTTAGAAGAATTGTGTGATACATTAAATTAAGTATTATATATTCTAAATCATCTAGAAAATGAAGGGTTTTATTAATTCTAAAGAAGCAAAAATAATGTTTAAATAAAAATTACAAAAATTGGGAATCAAAAATAACATGATAAAAGCGATATTTGCGATAGATGAGAAAGGTGGACTTGGTAAAGATGGAACATTACCATGGCCTAAAAATAAAGAAGACATGAAACATTTTCAGCATTGTACGACTAATTCTATTGTTGTGATGGGTAGTAATACGTGGAATGATCCGTGTTTTCCTGCACCATTAAAGGATAGAATTAATATTGTAGTTAGTAATGCTGATAAAAAATTTGAAGGAGCGATTAAGATATCAGGCGATATTAAATCGATTATTAAAGAATTAGATGGGCCAATAAGTGTATGGATTATTGGTGGACGTGATTTAATTATGCAATGTTTAGACATAATTGAAGAAATATCAGTTACTAAGATTAAAGGTGATTTTGATTGTGATAAATTTATTCATTTGAGTGAATTAGTTAATTTCGAATGTGTGGATATCAGACGAACACAGACAGGAAATATTTATAAAACATTGAGGAGAAAATTGTGAAACAGTATTTAGATTCATTAAAATACATTTTAAATTATGGTGAAGATGTAAATGATAGAACAGGTGTAGGAACTAGAAGTATTTTTGGATATAGTATGCGCTTTAATTTACAAGAAGGTTTTCCAGCTATGACGACTAAACGATTAGCATGGAAGTCTGTTGTTAGTGAATTATTATGGTTTTTAGAAGGTTCAGAAAACGAAAGACGATTAGCTGAAATTTTATATGAAGATGATAGATTAAATTTGGCTGATAAGAAAACAATTTGGACTGCTAATGCTGATTCCCAAGGTGTAAAATTAGGATATATTAATAATAACAAAAGGAAAGAATTAGGACCTGTTTATGGTGGGCAATGGAGAAGATTTAACAATGAAAATGTAGATCAAATTGTTAATGTATTGAATGAAATTATGGATAATCCAGATTCTAGAAGAATCTTATTAAGTGCATGGAATCCTTTACAAATTGATCAAATGGCATTACCGCCATGTCATGTATTATCACAATTCAGAGTAGTAAATGGCAAGTTATCTTGTCAGTTGTATCAAAGAAGTGCTGATATGTTTTTGGGTGTACCATTTAATATAGCAAGTTATTCATTATTAACACATATGTTTGCGCAGATTACAGGATTACACGTAGGTGAATTTATTTGGGTAGGTGGTGATTGTCACATTTATAAGAATCATTTTGGTCAAGTTAATGAGCAGTTAATGAGAGCACCACGTAAATTGCCTACATTACAGATGCCCAATTTTTATACATTAGATGAATTATTATTGACAAAGACTATTGATTATACGTTATTAAATTATAGTCCTATGGATAGTATTAAAGCTACAATGGCTGTTTAAATATAATATAAAACCCACATAAGTGGGTTTTATAAAAGTTTTAATCTTTAAGATTAAGCTAAAACAGTATTTGTGAAGTCGATACCGAATGAACGAGCATAAGTAGCAGCACGGTCATTTGACGTAGGCGAACTAACACCAGGAATTGTATCCAATGCATAACGAGTTTTCGCGATAACTGCTGGTTGACCAGAGTCTGCGTTTGTTACTTTAGTGAATGACATAGGAACATATGGAGCGAAGAAGCCCATTGCATCACGTCTGTCAACACCTTTATACATTACTGTGCAATAATCAGAAGTAGCATATTGATCGATAACAACTTTATATTTACCATCAAATGTACCTGCAACACCACCAGAAACTGGTGTATTGATATTTGCTTTTTGTTCAGCAACCTTGAAAGTACCCGCTTGTTCTAACATTGTAGAAACTTTAGGAGATACAACAAGAATGTTACCTTGTCCACGCTTGGTATCTAGACCGATTTGTTTTGCTTCTGAAGAGATACGAACAGATTCTCTACGGAATTTTTCAATTTCCCAACGCCCTGTGTTATCAGATGCTTGTGTAAAGCTTGTAGTATTTTGCAATTGTGTTGCATTAGCATTAACAAAATCAACAACTTCACGATCTAATTCAGCTTGCATTTCATAGGACATCATACTCATGATTTCTTCATCAGCTAATTTGCCATGTTGATTTTTCAAATCTTGATACATTTCAACAGTATATTGACCTTTTAAAGCTCTTGAACGTGCTTCAACAGTTTTCTTCGCAATACTGAAACCAACTTCACGCATATCACGTGATAATTGTTCTGCTTCCGCAGTTGAATAAGAACCAGTGTAATTCTTGAATATTCTTGAGAATGATGCTTCGTTAGTAAAGATACCTGTAATAGTTTCTGCACCAGTATTAATTGTCTCAGCTGTTAAAATACCAGCTGTAAGTTCAACTAAAAGCTTAGCACCTTCAACATAAACAACAGTAGCTACTGCGCCAGAAGTATCACCAGTAATTGTACCACCAGCAACTAAACCAGTAGGACGTGACATCTCGATTATGATTGAATTAGCATTTGAACCCGTATCAGCAGTACCAGTATATTGGTTAGTCATTGCATAAATAAAACCAGTAGGCATAGACATAGGCTGTACACCAAGTAACTCATTTGCAATCAAGTTAGGATATACTCTACGAACCATAGGCATTAAGATTGGTGTAAATTGAGCAACATCGCCAGACAAAGTACCTTCGTTCATTAGACGTTCATTTTCAATTTCTGTGTTCTTTAACATCATAGTCATTGAAACGTTATCTGCTTCAGATAATGGTGTATATTTAGAACTTTCAAGTAAAGCTTGAATTTTTTGCATTTTTAAAATTCTCCTTAATTATTATAATATATAAAATTTGTTTTTTATATTTTTTTATTTATATTTTTATTAAAATAAAATTAAAAAACTAACAAAACTTAATCACGATTAAACGAAACGCTTCCAATCGGCTTCTGGTTCGTCTTTATCAGTGTTTTCATTAATGTTGTCTTCTGATTTTGAAGTACCTTGAACACTTTCTTTAATAGTTTCAAGTTTTTCAACATATTTACTGTCATTAGTAAATTCAACTAATTCAGCTAATTTTTTGAATTTTTCTGATTCAACTAAAGATAAATCTTCAGACATTTCAGCAATAGCACCCATTACAATTAGTTTTTCGTTTTCATTTTTCAAAGAAAATACTTCTTCAACTAATGCATCATATTTTACCTTAGATTCTTCTAATTGTTTAGAAACATTAGAATTATCTTTTGCTTCAACAATATCAGCAACCTTAACACCTGTAGCAATCAACATACTATCGAATGCTTCAACTATCATATCAGCTTTTTCAGATAATACAGACTCATCCAATTTTGTTTTTACTTCTTCTAAGAAATCATCAACAACACGATCAAGATACATGTTAACATTGTTGGATATTTCTTCTTTAGCTTCATTAAGTTCTTTTTCTTTATCTTCATTTAATAATTTAATGTGTTCGTCGGCACGTTCCTCCAACTCATCCATTTTTTCTTCTAATTTTTCATCCATTAGAATAATAGCTTTTGATTCAACCGCTTCATTAAAAGATGTTTCTAAAGACTCTTTTAATTCATCTGTGAAAACCTTATTATCCAATGATTCAAAAAGTTTTTTTAAACCCATGTAATCAATCTCCTTATTTGTTAATAAAATTCTTTAATATTTACTCATTCGTAACTATATTTATATTTATAATTTTTTAATTTTTTCTAGAAATTCGTTAAACTTCGTTTCAATAGCGCTATGAATGTCATCTTTAGCATACATATCGCATGCACCTGAAACAGAACATAAATTTTCATTAAATGGTACAATATTACCATAATCATCTAAACTGAAATTAAGATCTTCAATAATACCTTCATTTAACTGATAGCTTTCAACTACACCATTCATAGTGGCATTATAATCACTAGGAGCTGATACAATATCATAAGTAATCAATTTAAATTTCTCAACAATACCATTATTAATAGTACCTACAGCACGTGAAGATACAGATAACTTAATACCGTTATCAATTAAATCTTTAAGCTTATTCGCTCTTTCATTATTCAATAAAACAGCTTCACCAATAACATAATCACCTTCGACGTTTAACTTGGTAATTTTTGCTACTGCATCCATAGGCTTAATATTTGCACGTGCTGGATGTTCATATTCCATTAATGTATTAATAGAACCATTACTAAAATTATCTTGATAATTAGTTACTTGTGATTCCCATAAATTCTTAGGGTAAATACGACCATTACGATTTCTCTTACCTATTGTACTAAATACACCACTTATCTTATATTTCTTTGTTTTCTTACCACTTGATTCATCAAGGTTTTCTTCAACCTCAAATGTATTAGTAGCATCTAAATCATAAATAAGTTTCATAACTTACTCCTCTTCACCATTAGAGCTGATCTGTGAAAATATTTTCTTATATTCCTTAATCTCACTAATATCATCTGTATGCTGTTTCATAGTTGGATGATTACTCATTTTAGTATTTAACGCGGCTTTAACTTTATCTGAGAAATCAGAGTACTTCTTATCAATTGCTAATTGAATTGTTTCATTATCCATTTTAAATCTCCTTTATTTTCTGCGTTTTTTACCAGACGCTCTTGCCATTTGATATAATTGAGTAGCTGAATATCTACCATTAGTAAATGATTCACTCTTCAATCTTGCTGCTTCAATTAATCTTTCAGGTGGTAATATTACAGCCTTTTTACCCAAACGCGGGTTTATATATAGTCTTATACATGGTGCATAACCTAAACTTTTTAACATTGGTTTTAAATCATGATAATCGAAATCTAAAGGCAAATTTTTCTTAATATTTTTAGAATTCATCGATATAATCTTCTTAATAAGATTAATTCTCATAGACATAGGTATCCAATGAAAGTTCAAACCTAATGTATGTGATCTACCCGATCTTAATATTAAAACCAAAGGCGTTCTATCATAAGTTTGTTCTTTATCCTTAGCATCATAAGACGTAAACAAAAGATTACCAGGCTTCATATCACGCGCTCTTAAAGTCTTACGTTCTTTCATAAGATCTTTAATCTTCATATTCGATTGAGCTGTAGATAATTCTTTTAATCTATTCTTATTTTTATGTTTACCTTTGCCTTTTATTGCCATTTATAATCCAAAATAACCCTTAATGGGCTCTAATTTATTCAGCAATAGCGTTTTTAGTGGCAGGGTTGCCTGATGCTGGATTATTCATTTCACCATTACCAACAACCCAATCGGTATAACTAAATGCAATATCGAATTCTTGTAATGTATCAATTTGATCATCACCAACTGTTAATTCTGAAACTTCCTGCACAAATACATTATGCATCGTGTAAGTAGCAGTTACATTACCAGCACTATCCAATTGCTCAACATTTAACTCACTCATTACATCAGTAGGATTACCTGAATGTGTATTATTTTGGAAGTTATCAGCAGATGTCATCCATGAAATCATATCTTTACGCAAAGCATGATCTTCAGTTTGATAAAATGTTAATGTCCAAATATTAGTATATGTAGTATCACCAGGCAATACCAACTTTCTACCTTGATTATATGCTTCAATTTGACCAATCGTCGCACCAGGGAAAGATGAACCTTTACAAAGTACTTCAGCATCCCGCAAATTAGAAGACACCGGAACAGTAGCAGGGATACTAAATCCAATTCTATATTTATTAGCTCTAGCACCTGCACCTAAAGCATTCTTTAATTGAGACAATTTATTTGCCATTGTTAATTTCTCCTGTTATTTTTACCGTTAAATATATATATATATATATTGTTTTATTATTATTTATATATTTAATTATTTACTTATCAATCAAATAAAGCTTCGACACCATTTACAACTTCATTACCTGAATCACCAATTGTAGTTCTTAATAATTCTTCACCAAATGACTGGTTTTCTAACGGAATAAATTCACTAAATGCAAATGTAACACTGAACTCCGATAATGTATTCTCTTCACCATCATCTAATGTAACAATTCCAACTGTTTGTGGAAACGCATTCTGTAACTTATACCCGTATACCTTTTCACCGCTAGCTGATAATTGCCAAATGTTTATGTCTGTTTGATATTTAGCTGTTGCATCTGCCCCCTCTGGGTCTATCATACCTAAAAAATATCCACCAATAGCATCGCTAGGGTCTTTAGTAACATTCTTAACCTGATTCAACACTGTAAGGCCTGATTTAGCTACATCTAATAAATCTTTTAAATTACCCTCATATGATGCTAAACCACCTTCTTCCCCTGAATCATCAACTTTCTTTAACCACTTATCGAATGTTTTTCTGATGTTCATTGCTGAATCATCTAATATAGACACTTCATATGAACCCATATAATCAGTCTCACCACGTGTATTATATCGTCTTCCTTTATGCCATACATGTGTTGTTGTTATCTGACGTTCTGGTAATCCTGCACTTCTACATAATACATTTAATTTTTCACCTTCAATTCCAGGTATAGGTATCTCTAATAAGTATTTATTTTTTCTTAAACCTAAACCAGGTCCAAGATGCTTTTTAAGATCACTAATTGTAAACATTTAAAATCCTTTTAAATTATTCGCCTATTTTACTTGGCATATGTGCAGCACCTAAACCACCTCTTGTTAATTGTGATACTGTCTTAGGTGTAGCTGGTTTAGCACCATCACTAAACAAAAAATCTTCAGTAGACTTACCATAATTTTCTAAACTAGTTAATGCATCTTCACCAATAAATCCATTTATAGCATTGCTCAATGACTGCATTTTCTCGTCAATAAATTCTTTGGTTTCATTATTAATTCGGTTAACTAAATTATCGATGAAATTACCATCTTTACTCTTCATAACTTCTGACTTATAATGACTATATGAAAACGTCACAGTAAATAAAGATATTTGGCCTCTACCTTCAGCATCATACTGCACTGTAGATATCTCCGTAGGATACACATTATACATAATATATTTAGCTGTCTTAGCAGTATTATCGAAATCTTTCTGATATATATGCATCTCAGGAACAACATACCCATTAGTATAATGATTACCCTGTAATGTTGGTAAACCTTTATAATCATTAGGATTATGATAATTATGTTTTTGGTCTAATGCTTCTACCCATAATTCAAATGCATTCTTTATAGCATGATCTTGTGTTAAATAAAATTGACACTCCCAAGTTTGGTCATAATTAGTCTGCCCTTTTAATGGAATAGATCTACCTTTAAACTTAAAATCTAATTTTTGATGGGTTTTAGATGGCAATTTTGTAGTCTTAACCATAATACCAATCGTATCTAAATCGTATCCAGCATTACCAGTAAACCTCAACATTACATCGAATTTACTAGCTCTAGCACCATCACCAATGGCTTTTTGCATCATATTCTGAACTATTGACGACATTGTATCTCCAAATATTTGTTATTTTATTATTTATAAATAATAATAATATTATAAAAGGAATAACATATATGAATTTTGCTGATGGTATGCTTACTGCATACAATACTAAATGGTCATATATTAACTCATTTACTATCGAACTTGATCTTTCACCAACAATTAAAAAATTAGTTGGTTGGACAAGTGACTTGAATTCTCGTGCAATTAATCTGAATATCGTAAGTTTTAATACACCACAATTTACTAACCAAAATATCGAACATTACACAGGTGATAGATGGTTCATTCATAATGGTAGGGATGAATTATATAGATTCTCAATTACATTCAGAGACCAAGACCAAATGAAATTGTATAGGAAATTTGTTGCAACATACTTATTTCAAAGAACTATGTATTTCGATGACATAAAATCAACAGTTCATTTATATAAAGATGCTGATTATGCAGATGAAACAATAAAAAAGATTGCTACATATAATAATGCAATGATTGATTCTGTTTCACAATTACAATTTAGTAATAATACTGAAACACAAATTGCTGAATTCACAGTTGAATTCAAATGTACTAACCCAGACCCAGAAAACATTAAATAAGAAGGAGTAATATGACAGAGTACAATTTTTCAATGAATATTGGTGATCGCAAGGTAAAATTCAGAAAATGGAAGGTAAAAGATAAAAACAAACTAATCAATAATGCTGATAACAAAATAGCTGTTAGAGAAGCATTAGTTTATGATTGTATAGAAGATAAAAATATAGCACTTAGTGAAGATGAATATACTTATGTTATTTCTATGATAAGAAATAAATCACTTCCTAAAAACATTAAATTCGACTTTACTTGTTCATCATGTAAACATGAATATGAATATACAGCTGACTTAGAAAAAGTTATCACTGCTGATTATGAAAAATATCACGATATTATATATAAAAATATCATAATTTCTATCGGTTATATTCAAAATAGAATATTTCATGATAAATTAATGGATTCATTAGATACTTTAGATGAAAAGTCATTATTCGATTTTATACTTCATATTAAATCATTTAACGATAATGAATATACGTTTGAAGAATTAAATGATGTAATTAATAATCTTAACGTAGATGAATTTGAAAATATCTTCGAACAATGGGACAAAATGAGATTCAAAACTAATAATATTTATGATGTGAAATGTCCTAAATGTGGTGCTATTGATACTTATGAATTTGACAAATTACCGAACTTTTTTCCGGACTCATGGAATATTAAATGATTGTACTTGATTACAAAGAATGTGGTAAAGATATAAAAATATCACCATATAATACACAACAAGAAAAGGAAATGTTGTTATGTTTGACTATGTACGAGAATCAAAGTCTTGATGATGCATTAATTTTATGTAATGTAGAAAATAATATTATTGAAACATTAACAACAAATGAAAAGAAAGCATTGTTATACCGATTTAGAGAAATATCAATCGGAGATGAAATTAATACAAAATTTGAATGTATTCATTGTAAAAAAGCTAATGAGGCTCCAGTCAATATTTCAAATATTATTGAACCTGCTAATATAAAAAATGAACATATTATCGATTGTTTTAAAGAATTAACTCATGATAATTTTCAAGATTTCGTTGATATAAATCTTGAAGAATTAGATGTGGATGAATATGAAGATTTATATGAGGAAACATATAATTCAATTACAAAGTTTAATTTTAGAAAAGAAATAAGATGTAATTTATGTGGTGAATCAAATTACACAGATATATCAGCACCAAAATTTATTATTGACAATATGAGTGAAGATAGTGTTATGAGCTTATATCAAACTTATAATGACTTAAATTACTATGGGAATTACACTAAACAAGATATAGATACACTTTTGCCATTTGAACGTTTTATATTAATCAGTTTGCTAAATAAATCAAAAGAGGAAATTAATCGATGAAAAACGAAGATGGCCAAAAATTTGATGAAAAATTAAATATGGACACCGCTACAGCATCAGAAATCGAAAGTACTAATGAAAAACTTATCGATTATATGAATGTGACAGGTGAAAATATTGCAGCTGAACAAGTTGAATATTTAGTCAAAAATCAAAAATCTGAATCAGATAAAAAACAAATAATCGACCCGACATTTGGTAAATTACTCGTAGTAAATAATAAAATACTTGACGTTCTTAATAACATTTATCGCGATATGTACGATGAACAAGATACATCAATTAAACATCCTGACAAATTACAAAAAGATTCACTTAATACACACAGTGATACACAAATACTTGATGGTGGTACACCTGGGAATGATATTAATTTTAGTTTACCTGGGATGCTTGGTCCAAGAGCAAGATTTGGTAGCCGTACAGGTGGTAAAGGTGGTAAAGGTGGTAAAGGTAAACCAAGACCGGTTCCAACTGGTAAGAAAAAACATAAAAAAAGTCCTAATAAACCAAAACCAACAAGTGCAACTAAACCTAACGAAAAGTCTAAACCAAAAGCTCCTAAAAAAACTAGTAAAACTGGTGCAGGTAAAATATTAAGAGGTTTAAGATTAGGTAAAGCAGTACCTATTGTTGGTGGTTTAATAGCTGCTGGTTTATCTGTTTATGATAGTGTACACGGTTGGAATAATGCTGGTGAATCATTAGGTATATCTGAATCTGAATTAACTTCCATTAATAAAGCATCATCGGCAGTAGGTTCTATTGCTTCAGGATTTACATTTGGTTTGGTTGATGGTGAAGATGTATCTAAAGGTGTGAATAACCTAATGGGTGGAAATAATGATATTGAAAAATATGAAGATGCTGGTATAATCGATCATGATACTATTGGTGATTCAAAAATTGATGACTGGAATAAATTAAAAGAACTATCATCTGTAGAAATACAAGAAATTATTAACATTGATGATTGGGATGAAAAAATTAAAGAACGATTGATTGAAGTTCATAAATCAGTTATATTAAGAGAACAAATATCACAAGATAATAATATCACAAAAAATGAAAATAATATAGATAAAACAAAAAATACAAATATCACAAAAAATGAAAATATTAAAAATGAAAATAATATAGATAAAACAAAAAATGAAAATATTAAAAATGAAAATAATATAGATAAAACAAAAAATACAAATATCACAAAAAATGAAAATAATATAGATAAAACAAAAAATACAAATATCACAAAAAATGAAAATAATATAGATAAAACAAAAAATACAAATATCACAAAAAATGAAAATATTGCTAATATTAATATAGATAAAACAGAGAATGTTGATAATAGTATTAATGTAAATAATGTTAATAAGATCACTAATACTGATATGAAAGTCAAAAATGAAACAAATGACTTAAGTAAAAATATCACAATAGAAGATAGTGCTAACACGAATAACATAATTAATGTGCAGAAAATTCAAAACCTTCAAGTTGAAAATCTTGAAGTTAAGCAAGAAGATAATGAAATAATCGAAAACATTTTTAATAATGGTGATGTTAATAGTATTGAAAACAATAATGTTAATGAAATAAAAATCATAAATAAGAATATTAAAAAGATTAATTCGAGAATCACTAACAAAGAAGTTGAATTAGTAATTGCTACGAAAGTTGGAGCTATTGAGAAAGTATCTGAAATTAATGAAACAATTGAAAATTTAGTACAGAAAAAAAATACATATAAAGAACGAATTCGTGAAATTATTAATTCAAAAGTTAATGTGAAATCATCGAAAAATACAGCAAGAAAAGTTAAACAAATTACTAAAACATCAGATGTTTATGAAGATGAAAAAATAAAAAAAGAAGATACTATCGTTCAATCAAACAAAGATGTAAAGGAAATGACTGCACAACAATTAAATGAAAACTTTGTGCAACAAACAAAGATGCAATTAGGAATATCACAAAATAATAATCAAAATGTAAATGTTAATCCTATAAGTAATCATAATATAAATAACTATAATGCGAAGAATTATGATTCTGATAATCTTCTCAACAGTTTTGAACATTGACGAGGTCCATAATGGCAATAGAATATGCATATCCTACAGATATAACAGACGACCAGTTTGAACATCGCCATGTAAAAATTTATGTAAAAATGGCTAGTAGTAGTAAAGATTCTGCATCTGCATTAAGTAAAGCATATGATGATGATAGTTACATTTCTAGTTTTTTAAAATCAGCAGAATCAACTATGACTGAAATTAGTAAAAATCTTGATTCTTGGTCGCGATCATCTGAAGGAGAAACAGAATCAGTAATAGTTTTACCTTTACCTAACTCATTTGTAGATTCTCAAAATCATGGTTGGTCTGTAGAAACTGGTGTACTTGGTGCAATTGGTGAATCTATGATGAGCGCTAATTTAGCATCTGGTATTACAAGCCTTACACGTATGATACCACAATTAAAAAACAGTACTGGCAGGATTGGTGGAGGTATAAACAAAGGATTGGATATTATTGATAGTTTCACAGGTGATATTACTGTTAATAAAGTTCTTGGTTCTAGTACTTCTTCTATGGGTTTAAGAAAACCAATGATTGACCCAGGTTATTTCCAGAATTATTCAGGTAGTACACCTAGAACATTTTCGATGGAATATATGTTTATCCCAAGAAATAAAACAGAAGCAGAAACTATATTAACTATCATTACTAAATTAAAACAATATTCTTCACCGTCAAAATCAATAAACGGTGTAAGTATTAAAGCACCTTCATTCTTTAAAATTGACATTAGTAATAATTATATAAAACCACTTATTAATATGGATAGAGTTGTTTTAACTAACATTTCTGTCGATTATGGTGCCGATGGGTTTATGCAACAAACTGGTGATGGTATTCCTAAACAGATATCATTATCTCTACAATGGGCTGAAGTTGATATGAAAACATTACAAGACTATAATACTAAACCTGGAGGTTAATAATGGCTTATACACATTTAACTAACTCATTGTTAAACTTTGCAAACATAGAATCAACTAAATATATCTTTAAAGATTATTTTTCTGTAGACATAAAAGGTATCTATGAAATGGTCCAAAATGATACTGACTTACTGTATGATTGGTATCAAATAAATGACAATTCAACACTTGAACAAGTATCTCAAATTCTATATAACAATGCTAGTTTTTGGGACATTTTATTAATTATTAATCATAAAAATGCATTATTCGATATGCCTTACGAATATGACCAATTAGTCGCAAGTGTTGAAACACAAATTCAGAACTATATAACACAGTTTAGAAATGGCAATTCATTATCACAATCAACATATGATGCTATGTATAATAAATTATTATCTGATAGTCTTGATAATAATGAACAATTTAGGGTTATTAAAATAGTGAAACCATCTAAAATAAATGTATTCATACAAAAATGTTATGAATTAGGATATATAACTTAATGTCTTTTGAAAAAATATTTAATAACACATCTTTACTTAAAAACGTACAAGTAAAAATCGATGATTTTGTTGTACCGAAAGATGATGTCTTGACTATCGAAACTAAATATGACTTCTTTAATTTTCCAATAATCACAACACTGAAGATTAAAGATTCATTCGATATGTTTAACTATCAAATTAAACCTAAAGAAAAAAATCTAATCACTATTTCATTAACAGATATCACAGATGAAAAAATACACAAAACATTCATTATTACTGATTATGTTGTTAATATGTCAAACGAACGATTTAAAGTAGTTACTATTCACGGTGTAGATGAAATCTCTTATATACTTAATACATCATATATAAGCAAAAGCTTTAATGATACACCGGTGTCTGCATTTAAACAATACGTTGATAATCTAAAATTATCTGATATTATGACTAAAAACAAAATATCTATCGACGATAATGATACTTCTGAATCGACTAATTTTGTTGTACCTCAAAATGAATCAGTACTTGATTTTTTCTTATATCAGTTAAGCAAAGAAAACATAAGAATGTGGCAAGATAAAAAAAATATACACATTAAAGAAGTTAAACCTAGTACACTACCAATTGCAAAAGGTCCTAATGGTGATTTAATATTTAAAAATAATACACTTAATAATGAATATATAGCAAAAATACATGAAATTCAAATGACTATTAATGCATCTGGGCATTTAAATTTAGTTAAACCAATAGACGAAATTTATAAGTTTTCTACTGACAAAACTATTGTCTCTGAGACTATAAATATTAAAGATTATGCATCAGAATTGAAGTTAAATAATTTCGATTCAAGTTCTTTACAAATAACAAACGGCACAAGATTTAATACTAATGAATTAATTACTGATGGGTTTCAAAAATATCAATTATTTAATTCATATATGTTAAATAATGAAACGTCAATAGTTACGGCTGGTTCACTTAAATATTCGAATGTTGGTACTATTGTTAAAGTAGAATTAAAAGGTAACCCATTATTTGAAGAATCAACATTAAAAGGAGATGAATTTTCTAGTGGGAAGTATTTTGTATCATCAGTTGTTGATAAAATTATCGGTGACAAATTGATGCAAAAGTACACATTAAATAGAATAGATTTTATGACAAAAGGATAATAAATGTTGCTACATAGAGGTGTAATAGAAGATAATAACGACCCAGAAAAATTAGGTCGTTTAAAAGTTAGAATTTTTGGTTTACATACACCAAAAAATGAAAATGCAGGAGAAGACTTCAACTTCATTAAAACAGATGACTTACCTTGGGCAGAATTAATGGGTAGCACAGAAAACTCATTAAATAATGGAATTGGTTTAACAAGTATACCAAGAAATGGCACATGGGTATGGTGTATTTTAGATCATAACAATCCTAATAAACCAATCGTAATCGGTACAATCATTGGCAAAACAACTAACAAAACTCTTTATTCTAATGGTCAAGGTTTTAATGACCCTGACGAACTATACCCATTTGAAGCCAGAACTAATGAATCAGATATTAATCGTCTTGTGAGAAACGAAAAACTAACTGATACATATTATGATAAAAATATTCCTAATTCTGATTATTCAGCTGGTGATACAACACCATTCAATATCATTAAATCAAACCTAGACAAAGTAGAAGGTGTAACTGATAGTGTTACTGGTGCAGATGTTTCGCAAACTGAGCCTGATCCTTTAAATGATAAATCAGAATATCCAAATGTAACTATTAATGAAACACCTTCAGGACATGTTATTGAAACAGATGATACTGAAGGTAATGAAAGAATTAGAGTGTACCATAAGACAGGCAGTTATATCGAAATTAGACCAGATGGTTCATTTATTCAAAAAACTGTTGATAATAGTAATGGGAAAGATGCAATTTCTCATTTTATACACTTGACAGAAATTAATGAGCACATTAAAAAAACAGTAAAACGATATTTAGAAGATGATTTACAAGAAATTATTAAAGGTAATGTCCTAAAAAGTATAGATAAAAATCTTAAAGAACACGTAAAAGGTGCAATCACTATCACATCAGACGGTAATTTAGAAATCAAAAATGATGTACTTATAACAGGAAATTTGAAAGTTACTAAGAAAATCGGCTCAAATAGTGATATTACTTGTGCAGGTGATTTATCAGATAATATTGGTGTTTTATCACAATTAAGGGATAAATATGATGCGCATTTCCATATCGGTAATTTAGGTATTCCAACAGCAACACCTATTGAAACAGATCCAAGATCTCCATTATCACCTGTTGATGTAACAATTATGGAAAAATAATATGTCTTTAAATTATGCTTTACTTTCAAGTAATATGAATGATACTTATGATTTTTTAAAAAATGATTATGATACTCATGGTGTAAATCAAAAACAATTTCCAAAAGATCCAGGAACTACGTGGATGTATGATTTTTGTACCAATTATGACACGTATGCGCAAACAGCAACTTTTAATCCACCAGCTGTTTCTATGATAAGTTCTCCAAGTTTATTAAACTTTACTAATAAAACGATGGGTACTGTTATATCTGAATATTGGGCAGCTCAACTTATACAAGGAACACCATCTTATTGTTCAAGTATATCATCAATATCTAATGATGCTTCTAAAATAGCTTCGCCAATCGATGATTATTTAGCACAATTAGGTATTATGAATGAATCTTCACCATATTATGAACATCTATTTTCATTTATCGAAAATCAAGTAAATTCAATAATTTGGACAATATCAGAAAGTGGTAGTAATTGTAGTTCTACATATAGTGCAGTAGTAACCTGATATAAATAGTTTTTAAACAAGGAAATTTTTCATGGCTTTATATACAGACTATAGAACATTAGCTACAACAGTAACTGATGCACATGCTATTAATAATGCTATTAAGAACATATTATTTACAAAAATCGGTTCAATGCCCGGGAAACCAACATTCGGTTCTAATTTATATAAAGTGACATTTAATCCACTTGATCATGTGACTAAATCTTTGATAGCTGAATATATTAAAGAAGCCTTAAAGAAATGGGAAAAACGAATTATAGTAACAGGTGTAGTTGTTAAAGATGTACCCGAATTCAATAAAGCCATAGCAACAATTTCTTATTCTTATACTGATAAAGGTCTTGAAGTTGATGAACAAATCTCGGTTGGCTTACTCCAGTAATTATAAATAATAAAACATAAAATAGGAATCAATATGGCAGACATAAAAGAAACAGCACCATTTAATTTTGATGAGTTATATAATGGTGTAAAAACAAAATTTGATGAAAAAGGATACGATACAGCAGAAGGTTCAAATGTTTCCCAATTAATAACTGCTATGTCATATTTGACAAGTATGTTGAATGTTAATACTGCAGGTAATATAAATGAAACTCTTTTACCTTTAACAACACGTAGAGATAATGCATTACAAAACGCAAGAGCTCTAGGTTACGAAATACAACATAAAAAATCTTTCAAATATAACTTAACTATTCGATTGGGTGAAGGTACAAACATCATCCCCAAATATACTGAATTTACTTATGGCACTAAAAAATACTACTATATGGGTGATCAGTTAACAATCGAAAATAATAATCTTAACGATGGTATTAATGATTCTATTGATATCACTGTAATAGAAGGTAATTTATTCAAATATATTGATAATCCAAATGAATTGTCTGTTACTACGACGAATGTTGCTGATGATTCAAAACAGAATTTATCGTTAACATTAAAATTCTTAATGGACGCGAATTTAGTTCTTGAAAAATACACAGAATTTGTAATTGATGGTCAAACATATTATTACCTTGATTCACAAATAGAAAAATTAGGTGCATCAGCTGGTGATACATTTAAAATTACCGTTTCAAAAGTAGTACTTCCTAAATATGTTACAACAATTAAAAATATTAATGAATATTCCGTCAATGGAAACCCTATTTTAACAGTTGATTCGTTTATTAGTACGACTATTCCACAATATTTTATTGATGTTCCATATATTGATGTAGAAGAAAATGGTATTGAAATGTTCGTTACTAGCTTCAATGAAAATAATGAAGTTAATGTTAAAGAACCATATACACAAGCTGATAGATTCTTAATTGAAACTGATTTTTCAATCGGTAAACAATATATGCGCTTGGATAATATCGAAAATAGAACACCAAGATTATATTTTAAATTAGCTGGGGTTGGTGCTGGTTTAAGGGTAGGTACAATCGTTAATATGAATGTTTTAACTACTTCTGGCACAGATGGTGCGATTTATGATATTACAGATGTTCTTCAATTAAAATACACATTATCTAATAACATGTCTGTTAGTAAAATTTCTTTATTATCAGATGGGCAAGATGAAGAAACCATACAATCTATTATCGACAATGCTGCAAAATTTAATAATTCAGCTAATAGAATCGTATTAAAGACTGATTATGAAACATTTTGCAACAGACAAACATCAATTAAAAACTCTAAAGTTTGGGGTGGAGATGATGAAGTTCCTAAATCACCAGGTCATATATGGTTTAGTTTTATGCCTAGTACATACCCAAGAAACTTTACTAGTAATGCAAATAATGACAATTATATTTTAGATAATTCTAATAATGTAAGTTGGGATTATACATTAGACGTTGAAGACCCTGTTGAATTTGATGCATTAAATACTATGTATGAAAACAACCAAATATTTTATTCAAGTCATTATTTAGAAGATACTGAGATTCGTTCGAATACTTATAATAGTGATCAGCAGCTTATTAACTTAGGTGTATGGGATAAATTAGACAACTATAAGATACCTACGATGGAATTCCATAATAGACACCCTATATTTGTTGATTATGAATATGACATTTCTGTTCTTAAATATAACATCGATGATTTAGTACCTGAAGTTAATTCAAATGTGTTTAATGCAATTGATACATATTTTAATGGGGATGATTATTTCACTGGTTATAACGATTACTTAAAAATGGAAGAGTTTGGTTCTGAATATTTTCAAAGTTCATTAGAACGTAGAATAGATTATGTTTTAACAGATGCTTCTGGTTTTAATATTAATACATCAACTAAAATTCAATTAACAGCTAAAAACATTTCAACTGAAAATTATAGCACTGACTTAAGGGACATATTTATTCCTTTATCAGTACCACTTGAAAATTATTTTGATGAAAATGGATTCTTAATTATCGATAATATGCCTAATATTGATACGACTAATTTTGTTTCATTCGGTTTACCTAACGAAACTATTAAAAGTCTATATGTTGATTGGCCACAAGAAGATACTACACAACAAGTTGATCTGACTAATTTGCCGTTAACACATATTAATAATGAAGCAATCGTTGCACCAATTAGAATGACTGATAACACATCATATACTATAACAGATGCTAATATTGTTTCTACATTTAATTCAGGTAATAAATCATATATTACATTTGATAAATCTTTAGTTGTTCCAGATGACCCAACTGGATTAGATAATGCTGATGTTACTGATTACACATTTGATAATGTTGAAATTAGGTATAATGGAACTACAATGGAATATGGTGTTGATTGGGATTACCAATCAGATATTAGTTCAATTATATTATTACATGGCAATGTTATTACTTCATTAAGTTTAAATGATGAATTTACAATCACATCTAATGTGTTATGTGGACATTATACAATATATAATTCTTATAAGAAATACATTATTATTCAACTTTATATTAACGCGAATCAATATTTTGAATCACCACAAAACATATTGGATGACATTAATGGTGTTGTAAATAGTACATTCGGAACAAATGTTAATGTATCAGGTGTATCGAATTTAACTACGCCTAAATCATACTTAACATCAAGTGTGAACTGTAACTTATATTTCACAACTAACGATGGTTATTATTTGACGACTGATGGTTATGCAACAGCTGACGAATCGATGATGAATCCAAATGCTACAATCGTTAAGCATGTATCACCTGCAAGTTATACATCATCACCATTACTTATGGAATATTTCAGAGTTAATAGATATTTGAATTTAACATATCCTTCTAATAATATGTCATTTAGTAGAAATGTTATCCCAAGATTACAACGTGTAACATTTAATTAAGGATAAATTATGGATTTAAAAAATATATTTGATTCGATTATACCTGAAAATATTAAGGATGTTCAATTAGTACAAGATGCTATGGATATTTTTATTCGAATAATTGAAGAAAATTCTCAAATCGCTATAGATATAAAGAACATATATGATAATAGATATGATAATAATGATTCTGTTATAGTTCAAGATTCAAAGAAAATATTGCGTGAAGCAATGTTGAATACATATATGACATCACTATATAATGTCTTAAAACAAGCACAACGTGATAGTACATTAAAAACTAAATTAGATAATTCTAATTTTAAGTATATGCCTTTAGCGCAAGAAGCAGCTCAACTTATTAATGATGAATATTTTATAACGAATAAGAATTTCAAAGAACGAATTGGTACTGAAGCGGCATTAAATTATGCACATAATTTAGGTAAGTTTTTAGAATCAAATGAAATTACATCAGGTATTAAACTTACTGAAGTTCAACCAATGCATTTCGAAGTAGAAGGTAGTTTAGTAAGAGAATTGTATGAGTCATTTGTAAAAGAGTTAGCACATCCGATTGGATTTACTTACAATTATTTTCAGACGACATCAAAAACGATGCAAGATAATTATGGGTTAGATATTATTTATGATATTACAAACCTAAAATTACAGAGTTTAGATGGATTATACCACATATTTTTACAAGAACACCAAACAACATCAGGTGTAATAAATCAAAGTGTTATTGACAGTTTTTTGTTAATAAATAACCCTTTAACCGGTGAAAAATTTAATATTGATGAAATATATGAACAAGTAACAGTTTTTTATGAGAAAGAAATAATAAACTTTATTGATACATCATTAGAAAATGATCAAGTGAGAAATAAAATTCAAATAACATTTTCTGATGGTTCTGTGTTAACTAGAATAGCTAATCCTGTTCAAGTTTCATATGTCAATTCATCTAATATCGAAATATATGACTATTCAGCTATATGGACATTATTCGCTGATTATAGTTCCGATTATAACTTCCTTACAACGGATACATTTAGTATACAGACAATTTCTGTTGATAATATGTTGACACCAACTGTATAAATAATTATTAAAAAGGATATTAAAATATGGCAACAAATGACGGTTTTTCACCATACGGTGTAAGATTACCTGCAGAAGATGCAGTAAAAGCAATAATTAGAGCACATAACTTAACAACTGAATTAGAATACTATGTAAGATATAGATCTTCACCAAATGCTCCAATTTATAGTCCTGGTGATGCTGCATCTGATAAAACATTATATAGTTCTGATGATGGTGTTAAAAATGGTGATTTATGGTTTAATGAAACTAATAATAAGACATATAGAGCATATTTAATACAGGACCCCATAGACCCTACTGTAGCTAATTTAATGTGGATTAATGAGTAATATGGTTAAAGAACAATACGCAGGTATAAAAGGTTATTTTAAAATTCAGTCTTTAGATAATAAAGATAATGTTATATCTGAATGGGCAGAAAATAATATGATTATGAACGGTGCTCGTTCAGTAATGATGAATATTTTTGCTAATTTACATGCTAATTTGACACCTAATGACCCATTTAATTATGAGGCAGAACCATTACCATTTATTGATAAGATTATACTAGGTGTAGATGGTTTTGATATTAATACTGGATTAGTAAAAACTTATGATAAGTTCAGAACACAATTGTTTTCTGAAGAATTGGGTTCATATACACATGAAAAGAATTTTTTATTAAGTGGATTACCTAATAATCATCCTTATGTGTATGACCCTGCAACATTTACTAAATCTGGAGCAGTAGACCAAACAATATTAGTAGAAGAAAATGGGAGTACAGTAACATTCTCTTTTGACTTATTAACAGGTGAAGGAAACGGTACAGAAGATGAATCAATTGGTGTAAAATATAGTGAAGCTGGATTGTACGCAAATGGAACATTATTTGCAATGCGTACATTTAATGAGCAAGAAAAGAATAGTACTGTTAAATTAAGAATTATATGGGCGATTACTTTTTAAATTTTGTTCTATTATATTTAAAATAATCGTATTTAATTTCAATATTTAATTCGTGTTCGGTAGATTCATCTTGTGTATCTAAAAATATGTCACTTATTGATTCTAAATGACACCCATAAAATTCAATAGTGAATAAATGATTACCTTTATTATTTGAAATATCGATGAAGAAATCAAAATCAATATTTGAAAATGTGCCATTATCTACTGATATATGCTCGTTTATTACTTTCATAAACTCATCGTATATTAAAAAATCCTCATCTATTAACATATCAATAGCTAATATGTGAAAACTAATAGTATCAGACGCAAAATTTATAGGAGCTGAATGTCTAGCACCAGATTCTATATTTCCGAAGTCCATCCCTGGAATATTTAATGATGTCAAATAAAATGGTACTTTTTTGAATTTTGCACTACCACCAACCCAATTGGTTTTTTGTGCTAAGTTATTAATATTCATACTTTTTTACCCCAAGTTAACTAATTATATATTATAATTATTTATATCGAACTAAAGGAGTGTTTTAATGCAAGAAGAATATATATATGAAAAAAGTTTAGGTGTAAAACCTAAAACTCTACAAAATGTACAAAATGTACAAACACCACGCACAACTAAAATTAAACACAATTATACAAATGAAATGGAATTGAAGTCATTACTGATAAGAATCAATAATAGAAATGATGAAAATATAAATGACACACATAATAATAAAAAGATTAATAAGTACATTAAATGGTATGTGAAATTACTTAAAATCAAGTATAAATTACCTAACAATAAAAGGTGTGTAAAAAATAAACTTAAAAATGTTATTATCAGATTAAGTGAACAAACTTTAATAGATGATGAATCATTTGAAAAGTTTGGTGAAATTATCTTATTAATGATTAAAAATATTTTAAGAAAACCACAATTTTCTAGTTATACATATCGCGATGAATTTTATTCAGATGCAGTATACAAAATTTTAAAGTATTCACATAACTTTAATCATAATAAAATATCGAAAATAACATTTTTGCCAGTTAGCTCATTCGCATATATTTCACAAATTATTCATATGAGTATTTTATATATTATTAATACTAAGAAAAGTGAATTAGAAAAACTTAAGAAACAGTTCGGCTTGGAACATCTTAAACATAACTTAACTCTTAAAAGTCAAGAATATCTAAATACATCATTTTATATCAAGAAAAACATAAATGATTCATTTTTCGAATTCAATGTTGACCTTGATCTTAGCAATAAAACACTTGAAGAAGCATTACTTAATATCAAAACACACTATAGTGTAAATGTTATTTATGCTCCTGATACTATTCTTTATAGAACAAATGATGAAGAAAAAATAAACAATTTATTAGAAAAATATAATCATAATATAGCTGTTATTGAACATGATGATGAAATCGAAGATACTAACAATATTTTCCTTGTATCTACAGAGATATCATTGTATGAATTATTAAAAACAATTAATGATAATTATAGATTAAATATTTATTATCCAGAAGATTATGTAATTGAATTCGATGAGTACAACAAAATCAAACATCTTCTTGATAGCAAAATGAGTATCATGAGAAAAACTCCAGAAAAATCTGAAGTAGAGGAGAATATAAATGATGACAATTTATGATGAAAAAGATTATCCAAAATTAGTAGCAGAAGTATTAAAATTCATAGAAGAAACTAAACTACATCATCCAGAACTATCATTAATTGATATTATTTTTGACTTTAGTTTCCAATATGATATAGCTGTGGAATGTGTAGGAGATGCAATAAATGACGATATTTATTTTAAATCATTTATTGCTAAAGATTGTGAATTACACAATAATATTAAAAATGAAACTGATTGGTAATTAATCAATTATAAGGTTCAATATTATATTCCTTGAATAATTCTTTAAGTTTAATAGTTATTTTTTTAGATTTAGGATATTCAGGGAATTTTGCTTTTTTATCGTAAACTTTTTTTAATTTGTTATAATTACGTTTAGACACAATAGGTTCTTTAACATTTTCGCTCGGATGAATGTATTGATATGTGGGTTGTTTATAATAAGAAATAAGTGATTCTAAGAATTCTATTCTTTCTTGTACATTTTTTGGCTGAATATATCTTCTAGTATTATTCCATATTTTACCTTCTAATACATTACATGACCTACATAATACACCTCTAATTAATCCAGCACCATCTTCACCAATAACTTCTCTAGCTATTTTATGTTGGTGATCTAATGAATAACCTGTACATTCATTAATTTGTTCATTGCATAATGCACATCTATTATTTTGCTTTAATAATATTTCATTTCTTATTCTAGATACATCAATCGCTTTCAATTGAATTAATTCCATTTTTCCCCATTATTTTTGTTTACATTACTATATTTATATTATATGATAGATTTATAAATTAAATTATGTGTACTTAAAAAATGATTAAAATATTAAAAACAAAAAATATTCATATATATATATATATATTGTTAAAGATGATATATACAATGGTAGACATGCCGAGAAGTCATTATTTAATAGTGTAGAACATTTAATATCATTTTATGTTAAATATAACGAAATTAAATGGTGGAAAAATTCAGATACTTGTATTGAAGATAGGTCTAATACACTAATAGTATAACTAGAAGAATCAGAATTCGATAATTATTTTGCTGAATATTTAATATAAGGAATAAATATGCAAAAATCAAAATTTTCACGTGGGTTATTAGATACAACAATTTCTATGATGATGTCTAATCCAGAATTTAAAAGAACATACTTATTTTATGCGTGTGTACTTGGCAAATGCTCTATCACCATCGATTATACATTACCTGCACCAACAGGTGTATCATTTAATGTAGACCATTACATTATGTACGTTAATCCTGATAAATTTGATGAATATAACTCATTAGGTCGATTAGCTATTATTAAACATGAAATGTTGCATATTATTCATGGTCATATTGGTAGAAAGATGAATCGCGTCATTAACATATGGAGATATGCTACAGATTGTGCTATTAATCAGTTAATTGATAAAAATCATTTACCTAAAAATGGTATTACTCCTTTAACATTTATTAATAACGGTATCGATGTTGATTACGATCAAACAGCTGAATATTATTATGACAAAATCAAAGATTATGATATAGGTGACGATGGTGGTGTTATGAGTACACATAATACATGGGAAGAATCACAAGGTGATGAAAACTTACAGAAAGATATAACTAAAAAAATCATTGAAGATGCAATGACATACACTCTTAAACATGCTGGTTCATTACCTTGTGATATTAATGATCTTATTAAATTACATGCAAGAGCATCTGAAGTTAATTGGCGAAGTGTCTTACGTAATATTATTAGTAATAAGAAAACTAATACAAGACGAACTATTATGAGAAGAGATCGTCGTATGCCTGGTCGTAAAGATGTTAAAGGTAAAACGAAAGATAGAACATTCGATTTATTAGTCGTTGCTGATGTTAGTGGTTCAATGAGTGATAAAGCATTAAATGATACTATCGGAGAAGTTAGACATATATGTAATTGTACTGATACTACGGTTAATCTAATTCAAATCGATACTGTAGCACATGCACCTCAAGAATTAACAAAAAATACAAAAGTATTTTCACGAGAAGGCCGTGGTGGTACTGATATTTTCCCAGCTATCGCTAAAGCTAATGAATGTAAAATACCTTACGATGCTATTGTAGTCTTAACAGATGGTTGGTTATATAGTGGTGAAGTTCAAGAATTTAGTAATTTAAATAAGAAAGTTATATGGTTAATTGAGCCAACAGGTAGTATTGTAGAGACCATGAATAGTGGTAAAATGCAAGCATTCAAACTTAAAAATAAGTGATTTTATCTTTAATAGCACACATTATTAGACCTTTTATATTAAAAATTTTTATAAATATAAAAGTATAAATATATAAAGGTTTAATAATGGAAAATCTAATAATAAAATTTGTTGAAATGATGACAGTGGGAAATGTTTCACCAACGATAGGTTTAGCTATAATTATAATAATTTTACTTGTGTTATTATATACGAAGATATTTTCTAAGTTACCAAAAAATGAAAATTTTGAGGAGCATGTACAAAAAATTAAAGAAAATACAAGAATTGAAGTAAATAAAACCAAAGTTAAAAGTGATATTATTTTAAAAAGATTGGATAATATTACACAAAAAATTAATAATGTTGATTTAATATCCGATAATAATATTAAAGAACTTAAAGACATACAACATGATATTACATATATTAAACAAATTCTAGATCAATTCCATGGCCATTTGATGTATAATCGCAGTAGTGATAAGTTTGGCAATAGGGAGTTAAAGTGATGCCAAAAGCAACAGAACGTTATAAAAACTTTTTATATAATTATCAATTTCATTCTAATAGTATCGGTTTTAGAATTGAATCTAGTAAAGCATTGGAAAAATTTAAAAATGTACAAGCATTTCAATTAAATCAAATTGGTAATGGCAGGTTTTATTTTAATCAAGATCGTAGAGAAATTTTATTATTGGAATATGATTTATGGTCAAGATTTTTAACAGAAACAGAAAACTTCTTTATCGATATGTTATGTGATCATAAAAAACCAAAGTTTGATATCGAAAGTGTTGAAATGATAATTGAATTGGCTAATAAAACCAGTGACAAAATTGAAACGATTATATTTAATGATCATAAAGATTTCTTTGATTCTATGTTTACTGAAATATGGGGTAAACTACATAAAGAAGTGTCAGCATTTATTCTGCTTGAATTAACTAAACTTATCGACAAAGATTTCATTGTGGTATTTAAACGAATCGCTGATGTTATTGTTGAATCAATGCAATATACATTAATTGAAATTTATGAATTACATTCTATAAAATGTAAAAAATACGCTAATGAACAAATATGTAAACGTTGTCCATTATCAAAAACATGTGATATTCATACGCCGTTTTTAGTAATTAATGATTATATTTCAACTGATGCTGTGTTATCACGAATAGACATATACAAAGAATATTTCAACATAAGTAAAGTGTTTATCAAAAATTACACTGAACATTTAATAAGTCCTTCATTAATAGAAAAAATCGAAGCAAAAAATATAACAATAGACTTTAAGAAAACAATAACTGAACAATAAGCGAGAATCAATGGATAAGATAGAAGAGAAAGATTTATATGTTAATAAGACATATTATTTCGTTAGTAATCTAGGCATTATTAAAATCATATATACAGGTTGTAAAAAATTAAGTCATAAAACACAATATAGGTTCAAACTTTGTTCAAATAATAATACAAGAACACTTGAAAGTCTTGATTCACTTACTGATAATGAAGAAGCCGCCTCATTAAAATATGTTATAATAATGCGTAAAAATTACTATGAAAATCGGTGTAACTTAGAATATAAAATAGAAAAAAATAAAAGAAAAATTAAAGAGTTAGACACACAATCAAGATCACTTGAATTAAAATACAAAGATATAATCAATAAATATCCGGAAGAAATATTATAATATCAGCGAAATGTTGCAACTTAAAGTATTACTATACATATAGCAGATTAATAGTGGAATCACTACATACGTTTTATATGTTGAATCATACAAGTTATATAGATTTTATACATTTGATTATTTTGATGTTATTTTAAATGAATAAATGTTTAACAATTCTTCTTAATTTTACACAAAAGATAAAACTATTATTGATAATAATCAAAATAAAATTAGATACATCAATAGTGTCATTAAACAATTACATGATAATTATGGGTATTTAGAAAAAGATTATCACGAAAAATTTATTTAATATTTTGAAGGAGTGAATGATGACTACAACAATGAAAGACACATCTGTAATATTATTCCTAAAACTTTAAATTGTAAATAATGCATATTCAAATGGTACTGATATTATTTTTAAGGTTGGCAATATGGAATTTAATGATGAACAAATTTTAAAAGCAGTAGAAAATTATTATGCAGATTACCTTATATAAATAAAATAAAGGGGAAACATTTATGCTAAACAAATACATAATAATCGGCTTATTAGTGTTATCATTAGTTGGTATTTGTACATATTATTATAATGATACACAAAACAGAATATCTGAACTAATAGAACAAAATGTAAATCAAGAAGCTGTTATTAAACAATATAAAGAAGTAAATACATCCAATAAGAAAATAATTAAAGTGTTTTCAGATTACACTGTTAAGCAGCAAGCAAATGTACAAGAACTTAATATCAAGTTAAAGGAAACTGATGAAAAGAATGCTGAATTCAGAAATAATCTTCGTAAACATAACTTATCGTTAATTATTGAAAAGAAACCACAACTTATAGAAAAAGGAATCAATAATGTTTCTAAAAAAGTTTTACAAGATATTACTAATATCACTGATTATTAGTCTTGGAACAGCATGTTCAACAACGTCTAAAACTGAATACATTACTAAACATAAAATGGTTAAACCTGACATACCTATTGCTGCACGTCCATCTAAATTACAACTAAATTATTTAAGATTTTATGTTGTAACAGAAAAAAATTATGAAGAATTTAAAATAAACTTCCTTAAAGAAAATTCAAAGCTAACTTATATTGTTATTAGTGTAGATGATTATGAAAATTTAGCTATAAACATTTCAGAAATTAGAAAATATATTACACAACAAAAAAACATAATCCTTTACTATGAAAAGGCTATCAAAGAAAAACTAACTGATAAACAAGATAAATCAATTACAAATCAAACAAAAAAGGATAAATAATTATGTATAATTTTGGTAAAAACAGTTTAGAACAATTACATACATGTCATAGAGACATCATTAAAATCTGTGAAGAAGTTATTAAAATTTATGACTTTTCAGTACTTGAAGGTGTACGAACAGCTGAAAAACAATTAGAATACTTTTTAGCAGGTAAGTCAACATTAGACGGTGTTAATAAGCGTTCTAAACATCAACCAGATGAATCAGGTGTATCTAGAGCTATAGATGTTATGCCATACAAAAAAGGTACAAATGCTTTCTCGGGTGATACTAAGGATGCAGCAAGATTTTATTATTTAGCTGGTTTAATGGTAGCAACAGCAGCACGTTTAAAAAGTGAGGGTAAGATTTTCCATAGTTTAAGATGGGGTGGAGATTGGGATAAAAATGATGTATATACTGATCAAAATTTCGATGATTTACCGCATTTTGAATTAATTTAAAATAAATGAAAAAAAGATTGGTTTGTGCCTGTACAAATGTCACAGACTTTGATATAATAGAATTAATGGAGAAATATTCTGATATTAATAAGGATGCTTTAAAAGAATCGTTGAATATTGGTATTCGATGTGGTGAATGTAATAATAATAATAATTCACACATAATCGATATCAAATACAGTGATTTAATTAAAGAACTTGAAGGAGACTGATATGAAAGACATAAAGATTGGTACAGTTATTGATACGACCAAAAATGTGTATTTAAAAAATTATCTTAATGGTAAAATCATACTTAAAGAAGGTGATATTATTTTTTCAAATTCTATTATTGAAACAAATGACGGTTCAACTATGATTGAACTTTTTAATGGCTCAATTCAACCATTAGGCAAAAACTTTGATGGATATGTTATTGATTCTGTTATAGAACGATTTAATGATGATAAGCAATTAATAGAAACACTTGAACGGATTAAGAATTATGATAAAGATGATTTTGAACGTATTCATGATTTCAATAATTTCTTAAATGAAAATATTCCGGTTAATGAAGACATTCGTATTAAAGAAGAACGAAACGAAGCTGTAGATATTAGTAGTTTAATAGAATATACTGATTATAATGATTTAAGTAAATATTTTGATAATCATCATCGTGTTGTGATTAAATCAACGTCTAATCTATTTTTTCATTTGGATATATCAGATCATGATTTAGTAAACCTAAATGAATTAGATTATGTTACACCAGCAGATTTTGCTTAAAATAAAATAAAAAATAATTAAAAATTGGTTTACATTTAATAAAAAGTGTTGTATAATATATAAATATTAAATATACAAGAATAAAGTATTTAATATGTGTGTAAGTTTAGAAATAAATTAAAAAGGAAGATTACAATTATGTTAAGCCCTATTAAGGGATAACTATTCTGATTATTAGTTAGTTATCCCCGGAAAACAAATATGATAACTAACTCTCTGTAGTATAATGGTAATGCATACGGTTTGGGACCGTAAAATGAAAGTCCAATTCTTTCCAGAGAGACCAACACTGATAATCGGAATGTAAGATAATGGTAGTTCTCTCGCCTTGGAAGGTGCAGGTTCAAATCCTATCATTCTGGCCAACTATATTTAAGAGTATTAAAATAACATTAAATAGTATTTTTAAATATAGTAAATTTAATAATTGTTTAAGCCGAAATAGCACAACTGGTAGTGCAACTGATTTGTAATCAGTAGGTTGTAGGTTCAAGTCCTACTTTCGGCACCAAAATTAACGCGGTGTACGTCAGCGGCAGACTATTAGGCTCATAACCTAATGGACGAGGGTTCGAGTCCCTCCACCGCTACCAAATTAATGGGATGTGGCGAAGTGGTTTAACGCAGCGGACTTTGAATCCGTTATTCGTAGGTTCGAATCCTTCCGTCCCAGCCAAAATAATGGGATGTGGCGAAGTGGTTTAACGCAGCGGACTTTGAATCCGTTATTCGTAGGTTCGAATCCTTCCGTCCCACTAAAAAATATGTAAAAATATGTAAAAATATGTACATATTTAATTTAAACAATATATGTATTAAAATATATAAATAAAATTAACAAAACAAACAATTAACCAATAACTTAATAATAGGAGCAACGATGCTAACTAATGTAAAACATCATGTAATATTACGACTTAATGTTGTAGTCATAGCTTTGAGCGCACGAATTATTGGGCTATTCGGTAAACACCTATTTAAGGGTACTCTGAAGAGTATTTCTTAAAAATTTCTATATTAGAGATTTTTCAGAAGTATTCTGGGAGATCTCGAATAATTCAAACAATTTTAAGAGATTATTATGAAAAAAATCCATCAAGAACTATCGTCCGTTTTTTTGGTCGCTTTTGAAAAATATGTGGCAATCGGGGGTAATTTAAAAGAAGTTTTCTGGTTTAAATCAGAAAAGAAAAAGGAAAAAGATCAATTGAAAAATACAGATTTTTAAAAGGGATTATAGAGATATAGTCACAGTATAAATGTGTCCTTATAGCCCAATTGGTAGAGGCGATGGATTTAGAATCCATATAGTGTAGGTTCGAATCCTACTAAGGATACCACTCGGGTATGGTGTTTAATGGTAACATGGTTGGCTTCCACCCATCAGATAGGGATTCGAATCCCCTAAACCCACTCCAATGTCAATGTAGCTGAGATGAATTAGCACGGGTCTGAAGAACCAGATAGGTTGGATCGTTACCAACCGTTGACACCAATAGTTCTGTAGTATAATGGTTATTACCCGCGACTGATAATCGTGAAATTCAAGTTCGATTCTTGACAGAACTACCATTTTTAAGTGTTTTTATGAAAAAGAATATTTAAAAATGAAAAATTGTGAAAATAATTGTTTACATATTATGTTTTATTAGTTATAATAAATTTAACAAATAAACAAAAAAGGAAATATAAATGAAACGAAAGATGTTTGCTGGTAAAAAATCCCCACAATTTAATATATGGAATGCTAGCTCAATTGGATAGAGCACCGGGCTTTTAACCCGTAGGTTTTGGGTTCGACTCCCAAGCGATCCACCAAACTTTCGGGTTGTTAATTCAACGGTAGAATATCCGGCTTTTAACCGGTCTATAAGGGTTCGATTCCCTTACAACCCACCATTAGTTTTAAGTGTTTTTAAAAAGAATATTTAAAAATAATGCCATCTTACCTAATTGGTAGAGGTAAGTGACCTAAAATCACTCAAGACTTGGTTCAAATCCATTCGGTTACCTCATTTAATGAATAAATTGTTGAAATTAATGTAAATTAAATAGTAATATAAAATGAGTAAAATTGTAGAATTAAAAACTATATCAGATATTGTACCATATTTTAAAGAGGTTAGTGATTAATATTTACCTTGCTGTCAAGACTATTATAGTGATGGATGAAGTGCATTTGTTAAAGTTGATAATAAGTACTTTATTGTAGATATTAAAAGTGAAAATCTAGGAGCTAAATAAGACCACTATGATAAAGTTTATCATGTAGAAACAATCACTAATGTTGAATATAAATCAATCACTGAAGAAAAAGTTTATGATTATATTAACAAAGGAAGCACTGAATAAATTAATAATTGTGAAAGACGAATCAATGAACTTAAAGACTTATTAATGAAACCAAAAACATTAAAGTTGATTTATGTTATTATCACTGAATCAGCATTTGAATACATGTTAATAACATTAATATTTTTTATATTACTAACGGCTTACATGTAAAACAATAGCTATTGTTTTTTAATCCTAAAATGTTGGTTAGTATTAATGCCATCGGTAATAGTTACATATGGTATTTTTACTTGGACCATATTATGCAATATATGGGTTATTTAATGCAGAATATTTTATGACAACATTACTATATCTCTATGTTATTTCAGTGATGAATATTTTAACTTATTTGCCAAAAGATGTTAAACAATATTAAAAGAATTATAAAATTCGTTGATGGTGTATAAAGTTGGTCTGGACGGGTGTTCGACTCTCCCCATCTCCACCAAAAGCACATTTATAACATTATAGGGTAATTATATACAACAGATAGTGACTACAACAGACCTCATAAGTTTGGAAACATGTTGTATCTAGCCAATACATGTGGAGCAGGAGTAGTTATTAATTTATTATGTGAACTGTTTGTATAATTTTTACACATAAGTGTGCTCTTGATGGGGATGTACTGGTTTCGACAGGGTAATGTACGGTGCACCTGAGAGTCGTGTAAAGATTGAAGCACGTAAAATAAGATACATTTTAAAGATAAACGCAAATGATAATACTTTTGCACAGACTCGTTTAGTAGCGTAGTCTGTTGAGGCTGATTTAGTTCAAGTTGGGAGATATGCCTTATTAACAAACTCCCTCTTAATTATAATACTAGTGTGGTGGAATGGTATACACGAGGGACTTAGAATCCCTCGCTTTGGTATTGATAGTTCGAGTTCATATACTAGTACCAATTTTTAAATGTAAATAATAAAAATAATTCTTTACATATTATGTTTTATTGTTATAAAAGATTTAATAAATAAGGAAAATATTTTAAACTGGTATAGTATAACGGTAGTATAATGGATTGCAAATCCTTAGATTCCAGTTCGATTCCGGATGCCAGGTCCACGCCTTGTTAGCTTAACGGTAGAGCAATCGACTCATAATCGACAGGTCGTTGGTTCGACTCCAACACGAGGCACCAATTCTCAAAAGTACGTTCACGTCATGTAATAATAGTTGTGTGTACTATACATTAGACATCATATAACCAAAGTGTTACTTATTACATGTGTTTGATTGTATGTCAGTAAACGAATAAGAAGAAAAATACTGTTAAATTAGTATTTACATTTGTTTTAATTTTTAGTATAATATATCATAGTAAACAATTTTATGATATTTGTTATGGCCGAAACAGATATTTTGAACAAATTTAATCATATTTTTAATAAAAATTTACTTTAATTTGGTAGGAGTTACAATAAAGGCAAAACATATTTTAGAAAAAATTAAAAATAGACATTTATATATTATTGATTAACAAAAATCAATAATTTCGTTGAGTAAATATCATTTATGTGAATTTTTGTATTATCGTGATTTAGATGAAAAAAATTAGACCATTTAGAATCAATGTAAAAACAGATGACATTATAGATGTAATTAGTAGAAGAGATGAAAATTATTGGATAATCAACACAGTTTTGATCATAAAAACATAATTTTAATGTTACAATAAAAATATAATTAACCAGTTCGGTTAATGGATAAACCAAGGGTTTACGAAGTCATGACAGCGGGTTCGAGTCCTGCGCTGGGTACAACTTTATGAAGGATAACATATGTTAAAATATAAAGGATATACTGCTTATATACGATATTGTTATGAAAGTCGTACATTATGGGGTAAAATCAGTAACATTGATGTATTAGTTACATTTGAAAGTGTTGATGAAACAATTGATAGTTTAATTGAAGAATTTCATAATGCTGTAAATGACTTTATAAGTGATTTGATTAATACATTATACAGACGATAATGCAAATGTATTAATCAAATCACTTATAAGAAAGGACAGAATTAATAGTGCATTATTAGAAGTAATTACATCTTATAATAATTATAAGAGTCATATTCAAAGTCAAATTTTTAAATATAAAAATGATAATCTATCAAAAGAAACATTAGACATGAAAAATACATTACAATTATTGCGTAATAATATATCTACACTTTAGATAAACTCTCTTGTGAGCTATGATTTACACGAAGAAAAACAACGTATACTAACAGAATTTAAAGAATTATATGGTTAATGTTAATGATATTCTTAATGAAATAAATGGAAAATTGTGAAAATAATTATTGTTTACATATTATGTTTTATTAGTTATAATAAAATTAGCAAATAAACAAAAAGGTACAAATTATGAAAGATTTATTTAAAGTTAATGATATTGTTAAAATAAATTGGGATGAATTTGCTAAAGACTTTGGTACTACTACAAAACAATTGTAAAACACTTATTTCGATACTAAAGAAGCTCGAGAATTTGCCGTTAATGGTACATTCACAGTTAAAAATGTATACAGTTCAAATATATATGATAATGGTGAACCATATGAATTATATTTGTTAACTCCTAATTGCGATTTGACCCCAACTAAATTTTTAATGGAAGAAACAATCTTGGGTACAATTCAAAAATATGACCTTTCAATTGCTAATGATTTTGGTTATATTATGTTTGGTAATGAAAGCTTAATTAAAGTCTTGTATAACTTGTGCACATATTGAACAAGAACGTATTGAATGAGTAGTTCCAGATGAAGAATTTATTAAATCTTCTGGATATATAGCTTTTAAATAAAAATTAAAGGATTAAATATGGAGTATACATTCCAATCTGATGAATTGAAACAACATGTCAGAGCAATTAGAGCATTAATTTTATCAGAAAAATCTATCAAAGAGCGTAAGGAATTAATTAAAGAAGCTCGTGATGAAATTATTGAAAAAGTAAGAGAAGATATTAAACGAAATCCGGTTATATACAAAAAAATGGGTTTTCTTTAAAAAACCTTTTATCCGGAGATTTTTTTAAATGTTTATTCTGGTAGTTTTAAAATTACTATTGCAGATGGTGATTATAAACAACTTGAATATAATAAAAAAAATCATTAATTCAAATGAAAACAATAAATTAATTAATGATAATAATTATGAATTGATTCTTCTTCAAGAAGATATTAATATATATGAAGCAGCTAAAATATTAATTAATAAAATTCAATGCCCATTATACACAGCTATTGATATTAGTGAAACAATGCTTGAAAGAATTTGTTCAGCATTGAAAAATGAAGTTTAAAAAATGAAAATAACCATTTACATGTTATGTTTTAATAGTTATAATAAATTTAACAAATAAACAAAAGGATTAATAAAATGTGGATAACAAATGTATCATTTTATGATATTAAACATGGTAATTTTCCTAATCCAGGAAAGAATTCTATGTTGATTCAGATTGTTGATCCTTGTATAGAGTTTCCTATTCCATATGAAAATTGTACATGCTGTTTATCTACTATGAAGCCATATAATGAGTTCAAAGAAATTCATCAATTTACCTTCGCTGATGTAGACAATGAAATTGATATTGCGTGGGAATTCAGAATGAATACCGAACAATGTGCAAGTATTGTTAACTTATTACAACATGCTAAAGCAAATAAAATGAATGTAGTTGTACACTGTATCGCTGGTGTATGCCGTTCTGGTGCAGTTGTAGAAGTTGGTACTATGATTGGTTTCGAGGATTTAGGTGCTTATAGACAGCCTAATGTTTTCGTTAAACAGTCATTGATGAAAGGATTGGATTTAATTCCTGAATATTACGAAAAATAAAATGATTAATTTAATTATTAATTAAACATTAATTAAAATGTAAATCTTATGTTTAGATACTTTGAATCAGATGCACAATTCTATTAAATAATTAAATCTAAGTATAAATAAAACTTATGTTCCGTGTTTATTTACTCTATAAATCAGTTAATGACTAAAAACTGACACACAAACTTAAGTATATATTAAAATAAAATTTGGTCCAATTAACGGTTACTCTTAAACTTTTAATTTAATCAATAACTGTTGTACATACTAAATTTTATTTTTAAAGAACTTTGGGTCCAATTAACGGTTACTCTTAAACTTTTAATTTAATCAATGACTGTTGTACATACTCAAAGTTCTTTAAAAATAAAACACTTTTAATAGAAGGAAAATGAAATGAAATTAAATAAATTATTATTCGGTGGGTTCTCTGGTATCTTAATCAAAGATGCAAACCCATCTGAAGCTACTATATCTAAAGAAGCATTATTAAATGTTTTTGCTCAATTATCTGAAATAAATATTACTGTTAAAAATGCATCAGCGTTAGTTAGTATGACTGAAGATACTGCTAAGGATATGCTTACTACATTGTGTAATGTTCAAAATACAAGTACAAAAACTGGTACTATTTTCCGTATTGAATTTTTAACTAGTGAAGGTATCGAAGGATATACTACTAAAGACTTTGAAGCTATTTATGCACAATATTCATTAACTTATGGATGGAGTAATGTATTTGAGTCATACTTCGGCGAAACCCCTGAAGATGTAGTTAAGAACTATTTTGGTAACAAGTTGAAAAATGTTATTAACATTAATAAGAACAAAGAACCAAAAGAAGTTACATTGTATACATCATTTGAATTCGAAGCATTAATTAAAAATATTCTTGAATCAACACGTTCATTAAATAAACACGAAATTGAACTAATTAACAGTGTTCCTTATGGTGTACTACAGTTCGTATCAAATGATGCTTATATTACATTTAATGAAACAAAAAATATCGTTATTTCAAGATGCATTAAAGAATCAGACACATTACTTGCATCTAAATACTTAAAAAACCCAACTGATATTGTTCGGTTAGTTTTGTCAGATTTTAGTAGTCCTGAGATTACAGGCAAGTTCGATAAAAATGATTTACGTTCTATTAAATTATATATTCCTAAATCAGCGCGTAAGTTATTAGTAAACGTGTTAAATGGAATGAACGTTCAAAATGCGGCTGAAGATATGCTTAAATATAGACAATTCTGGAAAAGAATCGTTCGTTATTTAATGTGGGAACCTGTAACAAAACGAAATACTAAGTACAACTCTTATGCTAAAATGATTGAATTGTTGTATAATAATAATACATCATGGACATTTAATTCACGTTATGAAACAGCTAAATTATCGGGTGATTATGATAAAGCGATTCACGTTGCTGCAGAACGCCCAGGATTTTTAATGAGAAATCTTTTAGAATTCTTACGAATGACTGAAGGTTCAACATTTCCTGTAAAGATTGGTTTAGTTAAGAATACAATGAATAATATATTGAAAATTGATCGTTATATTGTTAAAGATGCAAGTGAATATTTAGCATCTGATGACTTTAAAAGATTATTAATGAGTTGCAATACTAAACTGTTATGGGAATTAATTGTCCAACTTGAAGATAAAAATAACTATATCTCAACGACTGAAAGAACTGTCCAAGGTAAAGTTGTAAAATATGAATATAATGCACCTTATTTAGGTCTTAACAAAAAATTATGTAAACAAGTTAAAACATTAATCAGTAATACTATTAAGTCTAAAAAACGTGCTGAAAATGTACAATTAGGTAAAGTATATGTTTCTCCTGACACTAAAAATGTTGTTATTCCGTTTTCAGATAGAAGTAACCAATCAATTTCTTTATCTGGTGAAATTTTGTATTCAGGTGCCAAAATCAAATTAGATGAATCTAAAATTATCAGAACTGGTATTATGTGGAAAGGTTCAATTAGCACAGATTTAGATTTATCATCAATGTTTCATAAAAAAGGCTATGACGATTACAGTGGTTCTTTTGATGAATTAAGCTGGCGATCTCCTCACATCCATAATGTAGGTGTTTCGTCAGGTGATATTACATACTGTAGAAGTGATGCATTTAGTACAGAATGTATTGACATCGATTTAAGTAAAGTACAAGATTATGATTTAGTGTATAACCATGTTGTTTCATTCAGTGGAGCATCAATGGATAAACTAGATACATACTTCTTTATTGAAGTTATTGATGCTAAAAACAAAATGACTAGAACTAATTCACATAAAGTGTCTGTTGATTTGTCTACAGTTGATTACGCTGTTAAAATCGAAAATAAAGATTCTAGAAGTCAATTAGGATTCTATATCAATTTCAATAAAATGGAAGCTGTCGTTATGAATAAAACTTTAACAAGTAAATCATTATTAGCATCCGGTACTATTAATGAAGTATTAGAAGAAATCAAAAATAATAAAAGTTTATTATCGATGAATAAATGCTTAAAAAAATGTATTAATAAAGATCAATTTGTTCTTACACCAGAAGAAGCTGATACTATTATTTCTAAAGATCAAGGTTTACATCCTTCAAGAAATATAACTCAAATACAAAAAATGGTATTCTAATTAAGGCCTCGCAGAGGCTTTTATTCTATTTAAAATCTAAAAAAACATAATATTTCTATTCTTTCCATCATATTATTTTCAGAAAAACATAAATAACACATAAATTCTATTATTAAACACGTTATTATCAATTCAAATTATTATTTTTATTGAAACATAAATAACACATAAATTCTATTATTAAACAC